AGTAGCGGCATGTTCAAACAGTCGATCCATGGTCTGTCGTCCATAACTCGTCCAATAATGATCGGACTGGGACTGCAAATCACCTGAACGCTCAAGGAGCTGTTCAAGCTGGGCTGCTCGTTCCTCAAGCTTGGAGAGCCCTGGGTAGAGTTCACCAAACTGATTCCTAACAGCCTGTATTTCTGGATTCGCGGGCGGCGTAACACCAGTAAGAGCTAGAACCTGTCTTCGATAGTTATCCGCTTCTGCCCGTACTGCAGCTTCCCTTGTGGAAAACTGTGCCTGTGCTTCACGAAGCGCAGCCTCACGGGTTTCACGGATACGATAAGATGGAACATAGCCTTCATGGGCACCTGTCGCTGGTGCTTGCGGTACAGCCGGTGTCGCAGACTGCGGTGCGGGTGCTGCTGGTGTCGCTGCAGCGGGCGTGGTCGGTGCTGAGGGCGGGGCAGCTACTGTTTCGCCGGTACCTGAGACATTTTCGTCGGACATGAGACTCAACCTTTATTTATCGCGGTTAGTTCCGCGTGAGTTGCATCCCTACACGAAGGATGCGTAATAAGAACGGAATTGTTCTTAAATTTACGTTGGACCCATCTGACCGGGGCCAGCATTGGGATGTGGAGCATTCCCATGAGGTACGACCCCAAGGGACGCAGAATTTTTATTGCTATTTGTCATTGCCATCGAACCACCTTGAGGAGGTTTTGGTGATGGAGGACCTTGTGGTGGCCCACCTGCTCCTGGCTTACCTGGAGGTTGAATGGGTTGTCCATTGGGGCCAACTGGAGGTGGTGGGTTGATTAACATTTGTAACTGTTGTAGGATCGAGGTGATAATAGGTTCGATGTTGGGATTCTTAGCGAGCAATTCCCTCATCCTATCACTATTCAACCATTTTACATGCTCAATCCAATGGATGTTTGGATCAAACCACGGCTTGATGACCAAGGGTTGTGGGAGAGGCTGACCTTGAGGAGTCATTGGATTCTCAACCCATTTCTCGAATGCATCTTGGATCTGTAATGCGGATTGAACATGGAAGTTCAACGATGGCACAAGGTCGGAGAGGCCAAAGTTCTCTAGGAGGGCATACTTCTGGTCTGGATCTTCAGGATTCAACAGATGCAACTGATTAGCCTGCTCAATGGCTGCTCTCTTACCAAGAGCTGTCTTGGGCATCTGGCTGCCATCCTCAACCTGAATCGAAACCTGTCCTTGGAGTTGAGCATTCTCAAAGTGTTTGAAGGTGTAGCCCCTATTAGGACCAACCACTGCCCAGGTGCGTTGCTGCGGACCAAACTGTCGTTCAAGTTCAAGGGCAACCCCGAACCATGACCGATACATTTCACCTCTGGATTGAAATACTGAGGTGAAACGTGACTGACTTCTCTCAACAAGTAGTTGAAGTGCTGAGAAGGCTTCAATTCCAGCTGGTTTCTGTCCCTTGATGATATCAAATGCCCCTGAGAGGTCTTCAATGTCCTTAATAATCTGCTCACGGAAGGCAAACAACGAGCCTGGAATCTCCTGGCCTGGGATACGCTCTGGTTTACCCTGGCCTCCAGCTGCGAGGGTGTTCCACTTCACAATTAATCCAGGTTCACCAGTGATATTTTCAATCCCTGCGTTCTCTGGGATGATCCACACAGGGTTCGCCATTCTTTGGACATCTAACTGCACCAGCGAGTCAAGCTGATTAAGCTGGTCCTGTTTCTGAATGAGTGGACTAAGTGCACTGCGGCCATAGAGCCTGCCTCCAATGTGCTCATACTGCGCGTGCATGAAGGGCCAGAGGGGGTTGCCTTCAATATCTTTGTAGGGAAGGGGTCCAGGAATGCCTTCATCATCAGCATGAAGGATTGTCGTGTCTTTATCACCCGCAACCCTACATACTAAGCCTTCTGGGTAGTCAGGAGTGGGGCGCATCCAGAGTTCATACTCGGTAATGCCTTCAACTGTATGGGCTCCAGCGGCTCCGAGATAGGCAAACTGTGATCCGGTGCCCACATCATTAGTCAGGGCTAGAGACTTAAAGATTTGTAGGCTTCTGTCGGAAGGGGACTTTTCCCACACGAGTTTATCAAGCAATTCTGGATGATTAGCCTCATAATAGTGCTTATCCCGCCATCTTAGCCTGAGGATGTAGGGAAGATCATCAAACCTGGTGATATTTGGTGGGAATGCCCACTCAAACGGGCTTAATGCAGTAGTTTTACCTTTTCCAAATGATACATACTCCCCAACTGGGGTTCCATCGGGATTTTTAGCCGGTTGGAGGAATGTTCCACCACAATTAGGACAATGATTACCCTTATCGACAACCGCTTGAGGTGGAACTACTGCTCCACACGTTGCACACTGTTCATGTGGGATGAAAACCTTATTAAACCTAGAATCCTTCTCCCAACTGGTTTGCAAACACGCATTACCATTCACAATGAGCCAGAAATCCGCCTCCCGCATGACCTGATCCATGTTATGTTCCTCATGAATCATGGGGGACATTTGATCAGAGATTTCTGCAGCCGCTATCGATTGAGCATCATCACCGACAGGTCTAACAGTGACTGCTAGATTCACTGCTCCTAGATTAGTGCGAATGGCCTGCAGTGTCTCGGCCATCTTATTTGTCACAGGCCGTGGAACCCACTTCTGGAGTCTCTTATCAACCCATTCCCTGCGAGTGGGATTGAAATATATCCACTGCCGATTCATTACGTAGAAGAGATCCCTCAGCCATTCCCTCTCCCAAATCCATCTATATTCAGTAGACTCCCGCTTGAGGACATTAAACATCTCAAGCATCTTTGCATCATTTCCATAGTTATTCACTACTGGTGCTGGAGCAATAGGTGCATTGGGATCAGTCGGTGCATAGGCTCCGCCTGGTGGGAGCCCTGGCTGAACAGGTGAGCCGAATGTGTCAGGAGCTGGAGGAAATGCCATTGTTAATTATCGTACTGGGGGAAGCCCATTGCTTTTGCAGACTTCTCACCCATATCAGAGAATAAATCGGCGTTGAGGTCAACTGGATTCACTGGACTCCTCACCACCTCAGGGATTGGTGTGGAGATGCCATACGCAGCCTTAATCAGCTGGGCACGTTCAACTTCAAGTACATTGATCCTGGTGCGGAGCCAGTCGAAGTTATTCTGAGCAACTGCGAGCTGAACCTTGAGGATATCCTTCTCTGCACGAAGGGCTGCAAGTTCCTCACGCTGCGAATCAACTGCTTCCTTTGACACTTCAAACCACGAACGAAACTTTTCGGGGACCCACATTATTGTGCTCCTAACAATAAGAACCGCATAATATCTCTAGTAGGTTGATATTTATACAAGTATGCTGTAATTTTAGGAAACTTCCACAAAGAATATCGAAAAAATTTTCTAAGTTTACCGATATATGTAGCATAGAATGGAACAGGCTTTTCATTGATATACATGCTCCAAGCCCGTTCACCTAGAATATCTAATTTATCGTTACAGCCAGTAAAACTATCTTGATATAGCCATCTTCGTTGGCTGTCAGTCCTGCTAAACATCTCCGGTATATCAACCAATACATCCACGATTACGACTCCTTCTTATCGAGCTTCCTATACTTTTTCCACGTTAGGAAGCCACCAATCCGTACACCTTTATAAATAATCTCGCGTTCAACAAGAGTTTTAAGTTCCCCTCGTGGGATATAGGGTTGTCCTGGCTCTGTTCTGCCATGTTCCAGTATCCAGGCTGAGGCAAGAACGACCATTCCCTCATTAAGGACATCATCTGCGTACTTCTGCGGAATCACCATCCCATTGATGTTGCCATTTAGATAAAGAAAGTCATGGATGACAGCTGCTTTTCCATAGAATCCAGTGGGTGGAATGAAGCTCCACAGCACTCTTGGGATGGATGCAAAGTCTGTGATAAACCCAGCTGGAACATGAACAATAGTTTTTCCATCAGGATAACCTACGGCATAATTAAAAGGTGCTGTGACCTTGTAGAATCTACCATCGAGATATTCCAACATTAACGGATCTAAGAAACCGGCCATCGTCCTGGCTTTGGTCTAGTTAACCACGTCGTTAGGACTTTTTTAGCTTGTGATTTTTTAATC